TTACATCAATATTTTGCGGATTATCAAGAACAATACGCATTAGGAAACAGGGGAGAATGGGGAAAATGGATATTGAAAAATACATTGTCGCAGCAACGGGGCTTGGGTATCTAGTTGTAGGCCTAGCGCAATATTTTAAAGGCTCAACCAGCAATGCTTTTATTTGGTTAGGTTATGCTGCCGCACAAGTCGGTCTTTGGATGAATTTAAAATAAGGGATGTATGAATGAGTTGGCTCTTTTCGCAGGCGCTGGTGGAGGAATACTTGGGGGACATTTGCTTGGATGGAGAACAGTCTGTGCCGTTGAATGGGAAGCCTATCCAGCAAGCGTATTGTGCGCCAGACAAAATGACGGACTTCTTGAAAGTTTCCCAATCTGGGATGATGTTCAAACCTTTGACGGAAAACCTTGGCAAGGAATTGTTGATGTCGTTTCTGGGGGGTTTCCATGCCAAGACATTAGCGCAGCCGGAAAAGGAGATGGACTTGACGGAGAACGGTCAGGAATGTGGAAAGAGATGGCAAGGATTATTGGCGAGGTACGACCAAAATACGCATTCATTGAAAACAGTCCAATGCTCACTACTAGGGGACTTGAACGAGTCCTTGCAGACCTGGCCTCGATGGGGTTCAATGCGGAATGGGGAGTGCTTTCAGCAGCCGATGTTGGCGCAAATCACAAAAGAGACAGAATATGGATTGTTGGAAAAAGTACCGAACAATCTAGATTTCTTTCACACTCCATGCACAACAGGAATAGATGGGGGCAGCAACAGTCGGAAAGCGTTAAAAAAAAGAATGCAATATCCAACCCCAATAGCTTCGGACTGCATGAACAGAGACAGTTTGGCAGAATTAAACAGAAGAACAATAACTTTAGCAACGATGGCGGCTCACAATGTTTGGCCAACACCTCAAGCATCGGATTGCAGGGACAGAGGCAATATGAGAAATCCATCAATTCAACGCAGAGCAAAAATGGGAAAACAATTGAACTTGAGTATGGTCGCTCATCCGACTTCTGGAAAGTTGAACCCAATGTGGGTCGAGTGGCTAATGGGTTGGCCTTTGGGATGGACAGACTTAAAGCCATTGGAAATGGACAAGTCCCACTTTGTGCAGCAACAGCATGGAAACTCTTAAATGAAAGATTATGACCCTAATGATGCGATTGACTTCATTTTCAAGAAAGCGCCAGATTATGCGGCTGCAAAAGGCAGACTTGCAGAGTTGGAAAATTTTAGACATTCTCTTAAAGCAATTAAGGCTTCCGAAGCACAAGGCTCTAGCATTGCCGCAAAAGAAATGGAAGCCTATGCAAGCCAAGAATACCAAGACCTATGCAAAGCCATTGGAGTAGCTACGGAAGAAGCAGAAGCTCTACGATGGCAATTAGAAGCAGCTAAGATGAGATTTGAGGCATGGCGCACAACAGAAGCAAGTAACAGAAACATTGAACGGATGACCAAATGATTGTTTTGCCAATTAAGTCTGAGGAAGCTGTGCCTTGGATTATGCAAAAACATTATGCAAAGCGTTTACCTAGAATTAGTTATGCTTTTGGTCTTTATGAAGATAACAAATTGGTTGGCGTAGTTACTTACGGAATACCAGCTTCTAATAGTTTATGCGAGGGTGTTTGTGGCAAAGATTACAAAGAGTTTGTAATTGAATTAAACAGGCTTTGTTTGCTTGATAACACAAAAAATCAATCTAGTTTTCTTGTTGGAAATTCTATAAAAATGTTGCCAAAACCTAAAATTATTGTTTCTTATGCAGATACAGCGCAGGGTCATGTAGGTTATGTGTATCAAGCCACAAACTTTTTATTTACTGGCACTACTAAAGAAAGAACGGACATGAGTGCTGGAGAAGGAAAACATAGCAGACACGCTACTGACCCATCTATTAGGCAATTTAGAAGTGTTAAACATCGTTATATTTATTTTCACGGCACAAAAACAGATAAAAAACTGTTGCAACGCAAATTAAATTATGAAATATTGCCATACCCAAAAGGCAAAACAAATCAATACGATTCTGGTGGAATTGTTGCAACGCAAGATTTATTATTTATTTAAGGAATATATGACAGACTACTCTGAAAACTATTTGCGTATACAAAAGCTACTTAAATGCTATCACAACGCTACTCTTAAAAACAAATACGAAACAGCTACCAAAATAGCGCATGATTTAGCAGAAGAAACAATCAAGCTAGAGTTTGCTACTTATGACCAAGTGAGGAAATCTTGGCTAAGTTAATGCGTAATATGTTTGCTACTCACACAGATTATGCGGAGTTTAAAGGGCTAATCACCGCAAATCCTGCGTTCATTCCGAGCAATGTAGATGGAATAGTGGAGCGCAATGGTAATTTTTTAATTATGGAATGGAAGCGCCCTGGCGAAAAAGTCAGCGAAGGCCAAAAGCGCCTATTAAAAGCATTAGCAGCAACACCTAAGTTTATGGTTGTTGTTATCATTGGTGATACAGACAATGGCACAAATATTCAAGAGTTTTGGCAATACACCATAGATGGCAAAGCATTTATGTCTGGCAAAGGTTTTGGTTCATTTAAAGAATTTTATAAATTATGGTATGAATTAGCTGATGGCGACAAAAAATGAAAAGAAGCGTCTTAACCAGATTGCAGAACTCGGATGTATTCTCTGCTCCGAAGTCTATGGGTTTGAAGGCACTCCGTCAGAACTCCATCATGTTAGGAGACATGGAGCTGTTCGGTCTGCATCCCCTGTGCTTGCATTATGTCCAGAACACCATCGGAACGGAAATGATAGTTTTCACCGAATGGGTGTCCACGCTTGGGAAGATAAACATGGAATTACCTGTGAGGAGTTGTTGGAGCGACAAGACAAAAGACTTGGAAAAAGAACTAGCAAATGACGACATTTACTACGGAAGACCTACTAGCAGCTAAAGCTCAAGAGGGTCAAAACCCAATTCAGACGAAATTCGGTGCGCTCTATTACGAAACTCCTTATCGTGGTGTGTCCACTTGTTTGTTTTGTGACGGCTCATGTGGATACATTCGTGGCATAAAACACGAATCACAGTATCTAGGTGACTACATCGAGCAGAAGAAATGGTAATGGTATGCTCGTAATCCTCGCCTGTGTCATATAAATAAGTACCCATTGTATTTGGGTCTTTATCTACAATAAACAACACTTCTTCAGGCAAAGGCATATTCCACCTGTCAAAAGGCTTCATGCAATAGATTGCAGAATATAAATTACGAAGAATAGGCTCTGATAGTTTCATACTGCATGAATTTTTCCACGAAACTCTACTTCATCCTCGCCCCATACTCTAATCATTTCAGGCTGCAATAGTTTTGAGCGTTCAAACGAAAGCATAACAAAACCACTATTCCAATCTTTTGGGGTATCTTCCGTATAGGCGAATTGTTGTCCGTTAGGTTCTGCTAGTGTTCCTGTCTGAACCCCCCAACGCACACCATTGTAATCATTGACAGGCATAACACTTAAATGATGTGTGTGTCCTGTAATCATAGAAACACCAGAATTAAGGGCATTAGAACGACCAGCACTAAAACCACCCTTCCATCGGTGTTTAATGCAAGTATCTTCATTTACCCAAAATGACCAACAAGGCAGCCACGCAGGGAAGTATTCTTTAAGGGTTGTGCCTCTGACACCTTCAAAGGCTGGAAGGTTCTCTATGATGCGCATTTCAAGCCTGGCATCGTGATTACCTAAAGGCCAAAACATTTTAGCGCCCTTGGCTACGGCTTCAATTTCGCCCAAAAAATACTGGCAAGCATCTAATTCTTCTTTAACGGATGGTATTTTTTCCCAATCACCCCTAGGAAAGCGACTAATAGAAGCACCATCCAAAGCATCACCATTACAAACAATGGCGGTTGGCTTGTATTCTTTAATCATTTCTAGTAATGCTTTAAATGCGGTAGTAGTCTGGTCAGGCCAAAAGTGAGCGTCAGAAAAAACAATCACTCGCCCTTTTTCTATATCCATGCCTCTGCGAGTATTACCGACAGTTTGCTCTGTCTTTTTAAAGTCGTTTACTCGTTGGTCATTAAAGCTAGGTAGGTTTGTTTTAAGCCTGGTTTCAATAGAGCGTCTGCGGTTATATACAGACCTTTCAGACATTCCATGTATTTTGGCAAAAGTAAGTGGCGAACCTATCTTATTCCACTCGGCTATAAACTGCTCATCTGTTAAATAATAACCGCCCATCAAATTCCCCTTATACTATAAGTTGTTAAACACTAACATATTATTATGTCTTATATTAAAAAAGTTGATAAAAATCAAAAGGATGTTGTAAAAGCGCTACGAGATTATGGCGCTGATGTTTTCCTTTTACATACAGTCGGTGGAGGAATCCCAGACTTAATGGTGTGCTACGAAGAACAAACCATTTTAATAGAAGTCAAGGATGGAGAAGATAAAAAGCTCACTCCCCAACAAATTACCCTTTTTGCTAATTGGAGGGGTGGCCCTTTACACAGGGTAAATTCTGTGCAAGAAGCCATAGAAGTGCTAAAATTATACGAACTCTGAAAGGTGCATTATGAATGAAAACATGGCAATGTTCGCTGCTACTATGCTTCATAGTGCCACCAATACTCATTTTTTCCATTGGTCTACTGACTCATTTTCTAAGCACATGGCTCTTGGAACATATTACGATGAGATTATTGGGCTTGTAGATGACCTGGTAGAAGCCTATATGGGTTGCTACGAAAAGATTACCACCTTTCCAAGCGTATACCATCAGCCTAAAGAGGCTGTTAAGTACCTAGAATCATTAAAGAATTTTGTGGATGATGCTCGTAAAGATTTGCCGCAAGAAACCCAATTACAGAATATTATTGATGAAATAGCCCAGCTAATTGACTCAACCCTCTACAAACTACGCTTTTTGAAATAGGACACACTATGCCACTCGACAAATCAGGTTCAGCTCAAAGCGTAGGCAAAAACTACAAAACTGAAGTAGCTGCTGGAAAGCCAAAGAAACAAGCCTTGGCAATAGCCCTTTCAGAAGAGCGTGCCCATGCCAAAGGTAAGCGCAAGGCTAAATTAGAAGAGTCTTACGCTAAATACATAGCCCAAAGCGCATGAAACCTGGTCTTTACGCTAATATCCACGCAAAGCAAGCTAGGATTAAGGCTGGCTCAGGCGAAAAAATGCGTAAAGTTGGCAGCAAAGGTGCGCCAACGGCTAAAGACTTTAAAGAATCCGCCAAAACAAGAAAAGATGTCATTACTGACAAAATGAAGGATATGTAATGAAACATATGACTAGAAGCTACCCGCCAGAAAACGCTATGTTGCGTAACCACAAAGAGTCCACGCTAGAAAAGCAGCAAAAAAAGCGCCAAGACCATAACCCACCACTAGAGTTAAATGTAGGCGGTAAAGGCGACATTCTGAATAAGAAAGAAAATAAAAGAATGAGGCGTAAAGAGGCTTTATCTAAGGCCATGAACAAATACCACGACCCTGATATTGTTGGCTAATCATGGCATGGATTGATGATTTAGCAAAAATGCTTCGTTTAAATGACGGACAACAGGCTTATACAGGTTATCCACAGATGCAAGTTGGCTTGAATAAGCCTAGGCAAGCTGGTTATGCCACAGGATTCTTAGAAGGTGCTACAGGTGCAGATTCTATGCAACCCAAAAATCCTATTACAGACCCTAATTATGAAAATTATGCCAAAGGTAAAAATATTGGCGAAGCGGTAGGCATTGGTGCTATGGCACTTGCCCCAATAGCTTTAACTAGAAAAGAAATTATCGCCAAAGAAATGCAAAAAATTCCTCAAATGCCTGAAGGAGTAATTTTTGAAAGATTGCACCCTAGCGTACAAACAAAAGTAAAACAAGGAATGATTGACCCTAGTGATGCTCAATGGATGAGTGATTATGCTTATACACCTGGTAGCGGTTTAGTAGAAACAGGCACAGGCGCATGGAAAGACCAATCTGAAAGAATGCAAAATTTTGTAAAACGCATGGAAAAAGGCGAAATTTCTATTCCAGAACATTGGCAAGGTGAAGGCGGAATTAAAATTGGCAATAATTGGTCTGACAAATAACCAAAATCGGAATGCCGACCATTTGAGGTTCATGGTCAAAAAATCGGAATTCCTACCTTTTGTAAATCAGGGTCAAAAAAATCGCCAAATTGAAAATCGGAATTCCTAGCATTTTCCAATCAAGGTCGTTTTTCCATCATTTGCTTAAACTGTAAACAAGCCATCCCAATGTGATTAGGGGGTTTCTGAGCCCCTGTTTCCCATCTAGTATATGTAACCCTATGCACCCCTAAAAGCCTCGCTGCGCCCTCTTGGGTGAGTCCTAGCGCCCTTCTCCATTGGAAGAGGTTATATTCCATAATTGCCCCGCAAAAAAAAGAGGGAAGCGAACCCCCCTCATAAGTTAATGTTTAATACTCTAGCCCTGCACAATCCATAGTAGAGTATTGCTGATGGATAACTAAAGAGCGAATAGCCTTGAGAGCATACCTAGCACGATAAATACTAGCCCCCTCTGCCTCCATAGACTCAATAAGAGCAGCCATGAGGTTTTGAAGCTCATCCATATCGTCATATTGCATATAGAGCGCCTGAGTCAGAATTGCGTTATTCATTTCCAACTTTGCTATCTGCTCGGCTGGTGTTACTTTCTTTTGTGGTAGTTTCTTTGTAGCCATGGTTATTCCCCTTTATTTAAGCGTTTGTAATAATCTCGCACAAGTTTGTTTGCCTCTTTGATTTCTTTGTGCATTGCATCAATTCCATCCCATCTATCATCATCGAGATAGGTTTCGATTGATTCTGTAAGCCTAGACAATAGGTCTACTGTGTAAGCAATTTCTAATTTGTCCATATCACTCCCCTTTGGATAACTGGTTAATAAGTTTTTCAATCTTTTTCCAGGCTGTATCTGCCTCTTTAGTAATTACGCCTGTTTGATGTTCGTTTACTGTCAATTCTGTGTAGTAATGAATCATTGCCCTTAGGCTGCTTGCTTTTTCTAGCTTGTCCATATATTTCCCCTTAATAGTAATAGCGCAAGCCATCAACAGGGCAAATAAGCCATTGTTTACGGCAGCCATTCGGCTTTGTGCATTGTGAACGCTTAAAGTCTTTGTAATGAATTGCGCCTTCTCCGAATTTAATCTCCCAGGCTGTAGGCTTTCTGTGATAAGTAATCATATTTGCTGTAATCATGTCATCCCCTTATAAGTTGCGTAAGGCTTGCGCCTCTAGTTCAAAATATCCATTAAATTTAGCTAAGTCTAAAAGTTTATCTAGCTCTGAATCTACTTTGTCCATAGCTTCCCAATCAACATCATTAAAAGATGGTTTATTGATGGCTTTACGCTCTAAAATCTTAGCTTCAATACTGTCTTTTAGGCTGTAGTAATGTTTCAAGTCAATCATGGTTAATTCCCCTTATAAAAATGGCTGAAATAGCCCTTAAAACGCTTTAAATTGCATGGATGGCAGTTAGATACCAAATAAAGTATAAAAATCCGCCAAGAAGTAAAGAAAGCACAACCGCTTGATAGTTTTTCATAATTAAATCCACTCTTGTTTAAACTTCTTAGATGGAGAGAACAAATGATTAATGTTCTCTACTAGATGGAATCCCATGTCCATACCACAGCCTTTTACTACTAAGCCATTGTGTTTACCTATCTTCATTCCTAAAGCATTGGATACAAGCCAATCTAACGAGATGATGCGATTAGCGTCAATCATTCGAACACTTATCTCCCTTTGCATACCGCTTGAGCTTACATGACGAATAACTGTATAGATAGTGTCTGAGTTGATATCTTTTAGGATATTGCCTAGCTCTTGTGCTGCTTCTTGCTTTACTGTAGTCATATTAAATTCCCCTTTAAGTGACTGTTTAACTGTGCTGCTAAGTGTTAATGTAGCGCAGAATTACAGTCTTAGGTGAATTATTTGTGCTTTATAACTAAATATTCTAAATACTGTGGTTTTTACAGCATAACTATGGATTTGTGATATATTGCGCCTATAAGAATCAATGACTTAAGTTTTAATTAATTCCTTAATTGCTGAAAGTTATAAAGAATGTCCAATTCCATACAGAAAAGTAATGACATTGTGACTGTCAATCCTGATGGTTCAATAGAAAAGCCCAAGAAAAGAT